ATATGAATCTTGGGGTATACTGTAGTTAGTCGCTGCTCCTTTGAAAGAATTTACTATTGATGACTCTAAATAGATTTGGGATCGACTCCAAACTTTCAATCAAAGATGTTATGAGTTCCCTTCGAGGATGTTTGAAGAGTCAAGGTTCATTTCATGACCTAATTATTCATTCATAAGCAACTAGTTACCTCATCAGTAAACTGAAAGGCTATTAAGTTTTTACTTGATAGTCTTTTTATTTTGTGTTATATATATTTATATCTAATTGTATATTTATGCCACAAGGAAGACCTAAAACTGATGATCATACAAAAATGATGATTAATTTTACTGAAAAAACAGCAGATAAACTTAGAGAGAGAAAGGAAAAAACTGGATTACCTGTCTCTTGGCAAGTTAGAACTGCTGTTGATAAGTATTTAGAAGATAATGATTAAATATAAGGTGTTTTAGTTTCATATAAATCTTTATTATGATCCCACCAAATATCGATAATATATTTTTGACTATCAAAAAAATAACCTCTATCTGATTCTCTACATTCTTCAATATAGAACTCTATAAAAGGTTCATAATAATCTGGATTGAGATTATTATCTTTAGCTAATTCTTTAGCAGCGTCAGAACAATGCTCTTCAAACTTTTCATTGATATAGAAATTGTCATTCTCTTCTATAACTTGGTTTTCTAATGGGTTGTCAATCATTTTCGTTAGCGAATTTTAGTGTTTGATTATTTTTTAAGGAAGTATTTAAGTCTATCTTCATATTTTTCTATTTTTTCCAATGTTTCCTCATCTTGATTATTTTCATATTTGGAACATAAATTTTCATACATATTTTTATTTCTATAAAACATCTTTTGACCTAAATTATATTTAATTTGAAAATCGCTAATAAATTCTTTTTTATTATCATCCATCCAGCTTCTAATATCCTCTTCATTGATAACATCATCATACCAGGTGTAAAAAGTAGTTTTATGAACTTCACTAAACTCTTTTTGACATTGTTGAATCACTTGATTACGAGATTTTTTTTCCTTAATAAGTTCTTTTATTCTCTCGTAACAACTTTCTTTATTAGGATTTTCTCTAACCATTATTTAACCTCGTTAGTTTTTTTATTAAATAACCTGTCATATTTTTTAGATAGCATTTCTTCATTACTATTTTTTCTCATAACCTGGACAGATTTATCAAAAGGATTTTTGTCTATTTGCTTTTGTAAATCTGCAACCTCTAAACAATGTTTTAACTGTTGTTCCCTAATTGATTCAATAGATAATTCATATTTATCTTTAGTTTGATTAGTAAGTTTGTTATGTCCAATTTGATAGGAATATATCCTATATATTTTTGTAGATTGCTCATCTTTTAATTTTTTAATTCTGTCTATGTTATCCCAGTGTATTTGAACTGCTTTATCGCGTTCAGTTTTAATCCATTTTTGTTTTTTGGATTCATTAGTTGTTTTTGGTTCATTCATGATTAATTAATTGTATAATTATATATTTTAGTATAGACTATATTAGTATACTAATCAACTAATTTTCGCCTTTAATGTCTTTTATTAAAAATTTTATTCATGATCATGACATTCACAATAATGATCAATTGCAATCATTTATTAAACATCAAAAGTTATCTCAAGTTGATGAGATAACCCCTAATAATAACGATATGCTTTATAAACTCTTATTCTTATTACTTTTAAAAAAAACTAAATAACAGTAAAGATATTTGTTTCTTTTACTTTGGTATTTTGTGAAAAATACATAATAAAACTATCATCTTTATCTAAAAGCATTAAACCAGTACGAGAACTTTTTTTAATTCCTCTAATAAATTGATTTTCAATTATGAATTCAGTATCAAAAACCTGGCCGATTGATAAATCTTTAAATTCTTTATCCATTGTTTAAACCTCTAATAATTGTTTTTTATTACGTTTTATAAGTTTTAAAGCTTCACTTGATGCCGTATTTTTTTCCTGTAGTCCATGCAATAAAAGTGCAAAAGGTTTATCCTGAAAGCATAAACTATCATCTACATCTATCTCTAATCCTAATTGTTTAGCTTCGTCTTCACTAAAAACAACTTTTGAGTACTTAGGAAAGTAACCTTGATCAATTAGGTAATCATGACGACTTCCGTAGCTGGCTACCATATAAAAATTGTTAGGTAATAAAACTTCTAAAAAATATTTTAAGCTTTTGCTATAACAATAAAATTTTATATCCCTATTAAACTTAGCTACATTAATCCAAGCCTTTAAATATAAAGGGTGATAGAAATCCCCTGATTCATGAATCCTAAACTTATTTATATTTTTTTTATTAGCTAGTAAACTATCATTTATAAGGTTAGATAAGCCGTCTACGTCTCTTTTAACTACATAACTATTTATAAGATTATAGTTGTAACGTCTAGAGTTATACACGTTAGGATACCTTAATTCTTCACTTGCTGCAAAACAAGTGAACATACTTTCAGGACCTCGGTTTAATACTCTCTTATCATCTTTTAAAGTAACCCATGCCTTACAACTATTAGCACCTGGGCAAGTCAAACCAGCTGGCAAGCTAATTATTCCCGTAGTTTTTGGTAACTTCTTATTACCTTTTGACATTTTTAAAATATTCATTAATCATCACCCCTTTTAATATTCTTTTTTAATTCATTAAATTTTTTACTTTGATCAGGTGTTAAACCTGCAAAGTAATTTAAAAGATTATCATCATAATCTTTAAAAAGTTTTTTAAGTCTTTTATTCATTGTTTTAATTAATAAAATAAGTTTTTAATTGAAAGTAAAAAAATACTTTCATTAAAGGGTGTTCAATACACCCCTTAAAGCTAGTATTATTTTTTTAAGTCTTTTATTTCCTTAAATACGTTTTTATATTTCTTATTTCTTATTCTTTTTTTACTAGGTATCTGAACACCTTGGTCGAATTGACTTTTATTAGTTGGGATAGGATTATATTCAAGCATTATCTAAAATCTCCTTTTTTAACATCTATAGTTTGAACATTCTTTAAGTTGTTGTATCTAACTCTTAGATAACCAACTTTAAAACGTTTTGCATCTTGTTTGTTAATGATTGCACCTGATACCATCGGATCTAAGTTTTGAAAGTCTTTATTTGAGTTATAATGCTCTAATATTTGAGCTTTATTTTTAAAGTCACGTCCGTAAGCATTACTTACTGTCAAAGTGTGATTCATTTTTTTAATTAATGTAAGTTGAAATTAAAACTATTTATAAAAAATAGTTTTTTAAAACTATCTACAATAGATAGCTTTAAGAAATTATTTTTATTTAAAATTTATTTTAGATACTTCTTCAATATTATTTTTTTTATTTGAGAATTCTTTTGTCCTATTTAAAATATTTAATCTTGCTTTATTAGCTTCATGAAAGCTTATACTGAATCCCCCATTATCATGTAATAATTTATCTAAAACTATACACGCTTCATTTATAGTTTTATATTTCTTTATGGTATATATGTTGTTTTCATTTTTATTTCTAAATATACAAGTAGCTAGTCTTAAGTTATATACTCTATTCTCTTCTTTATTATCTTTATGATAAATTTCGCTAGTTATAAAATAAGTACCAATATCAGTGACTTTAATTGGTTTTAATATTTTACTGTTGAATGCTTCCATTGTTGACTTTTTAAAAAATAAAGGAAACTCTTTTTTAATTTTAGTCATGCTAGTTAGATGGTTTTTCATTGTTTTAAATTAATAAAGTGAATAAAAAAAACTAACTCAATTAAGAGTTAGTTATTGTTGGTTTACTTGTTATAGGTTTATTAATATGCTCTTCTCTTAATTTTTTTTCTTTTTTTATATCCTCGATTAATACTGTATCTAAATCTTTTATAGTCATAATAAAAAGTTTATCAAGTATTAAATCTATCTCTTTTTTATTATATTCATACATACAATCAGTTAATAATTTTACTGCAATTGTATTGTATTCTGTTGATGTTAGAAGTTTGGAATTGTCCATAGGTTTAATTAAATAAAAAAATGTAAGGATATATTTAATTATATACCCTTAATTTCATTAATTGCAAGTATTGTTTTTACTTGCTGTTGTTGAAAACTGCTACCAGTTTTTAATACTTGAATGCATGCTTTATTATCTCTTGAGATATTAAGCTTACAATCTGCAAAGGTGCTCTTGTTTAAACTTTCAGTAAGAACTGAAGTTAAAACTATGCCCCCCAAGGCATAGAATCCCGACCAGATAACGAAATTTTTTAACATGGTTTTTTAATAAATAATTTTACTTGAGCTTGACCATTGTAATCTGTCTCTTTATGTCCAGTAACTTTATAACCCTTTGGGATTAAAGCTAACCATTTTAAGAATTCTTCGTTCATGATTTTAATTAATTTAGTGTTGTTTAGTTTTAGTAAAGCTATAAAAGCTTATTAGTTGTAAAAGGTGTATCTATCTATTAAAGATAATTACACCCCTTAGGATTGATTTAAAGAGTACTAGAGGCTTAGTCTAGTAACACTGCATCATTGAAAGTTTGAACACGCCAGCGAGTAAGTTCTTCGATGATATCCCAAGTATCTAAGGAAGATGCTGTGCGAAATAATCGAAAGTATTTACCACCTGTGCGGCTTTCAACTTCAGTGAATTTAATCTTAAGTTCATTTAAGATTATCTTGTTGCCTTCAGTAGCATTTACTACTTGATAGCAATCAATTAATGATTCAATCATGATAAATTAATATTCGATTGTTTAGGTGCAAAGGATAAGTTTTTTTCTTATCCATATTATTATTATAGCATAAAATATAAAAGTATACAACTATATAGATTAATATAGTAATAATCTTTACAAACTGTAACAATAGGGGTGTAGTTGTAAAATCTGCACTTCGACATACATACACGGGGAACTTAAATATATTCTGATTAATTTTTTGGTTCTATGCGAATAGCAAGTTCTGGAGCTTGAATATTGACAGTTTCTACTGATTCACCAACTACTTTGCCTAGAGAGTCTAAGATTTGAGCAGCAGTTTGGAGTTGACCTTTTGAAACTGCTTTGTTGAATAAACGCATACGCATTGCTTGTAAGCGAGGAATCATTTTATCTCTTTCTTTCAACCAATCTTGATCATTCCATTCTTTAACTTTATTCCAATCAGCCCAACCAGTTGTTTCTGAGATACCTTCTCTATGAGAATGTTCTATGACTAGTTGTCTAGTAGTTTTACCTTCAAGTTGTTTTGAATATAATCTTTGGCAACGTGCTTCTATAACTGCTCTTGAATTAGTACCACCAGTATATTTTTGAACACGAGGTTTACGTTGTGGTGCTGGGAGGTCGTTGTTGAAGTTATTTATAAAGGAAGAAGTCACGGACTTAGTCTTTGAGGGGGTTAATATTTCGATAATAGCCTTAAAAGTATAAAATGCGAAAGAAAATGGGTAATATTATGAAAAAAAGGGTTATATGAGCCTAAATCAGGTCAGTTTAAGATATGCACAGGGGGAAGTGTTCAATAGTGAAAAAAGATTTAGGGTGTTGGTTGCTGGAAGAAGGTTTGGGAAGAGTTATTTAAGCTGTATTGAGTTACTTAGAGGTGCTATTAACAGACCTGGAGAGGTTTATTTTTATTGTGCTCCTACTTATAGGATGGCAAAGGATATTGCTTGGAAGGAATTGAAGAGATTAGTGCCTAAGACTTGGGTACAGAGTAAAAATGAGACTGATTTGAGATTAGATTTGATAAATGGGTCAAGTATTGAGTTAAAGGGTACTGAAAATGCTATGGCATTGAGGGGAAGAAG